TGCAAATGATGAGTTTTCACTTGTACCTAAAGTTTGTCTACTTGTTATAGCTACCTTTTTAAGTGTACTTGTTTTTAAAGCAATTAGTCTAATGCTTGAATCAGTTGTAAATGGTGATGATGCATTTACACCTACATAATATGTTGTTGCATCTGCTGGACTAAAAGCATTAAAATTAAAGCTTTGAATATAACCTTTTGAATCAATTACTGTTTTTAAATTAGTCCCTAATGTATAACCTAAAACACTAGCAATGCTTTTATTTTCATAACGAGTAGTAGTTGAGTTCCAAAATATACCATCATTGTTTGAAGGACTTGGCAAATAACAATCGTGAAGCTCCCCGATTTCCCATCCGTTTTGTACCTTACAATAGATTTTTCCTTGATTAGCATGGGCATAAACAACATATCCAACTACAACTAAATGATTAGGTGCTGTTGGTTGAACTTTTGTTAGATTGCCAGGTGTTGATGAACTAAGATAAAGCACATCGCCATCATTCCATGTTTCACCTTGTAAACTTCCTGTAGTATTTAATCCTGTTATCTCACCAATTACAATTATTTTTCCTGTTTGATTATTATTAATGTTTTCAGAAACAACTCCAATAGTATCAACTGAATTACCATTGCTATCTGCTAAAGCATAATCAACTGCTAACCTTTGTCCTTGCGCTGTTTGTACTTTTAAAACTTTGTAACCTGTTGCTAAAAGATTGTCGCCTGTTTTATTTACAACTGTTAAAAATAAGTTTTCAGGATAACTTGTACCACCTCCACCTTCAGGAACATAATCTAAGTTTAACCATGTATCAACTCCATTCCCTATCTTATAACGTGGTTGGTCTGTTCCTGAATAAAGTACATCTGTACTCAAAGCCATTTCACCTGCTAATAAAATAGGATTATTAGAAGTCCAATTTGCAGAAGTATCTCTTCTAAGTTGTATCTGTGCCGTTATTGTACTCATGCTTGTATTATCGAATTTGTATAAGTTGTATTTGAAGCCCCTCCATCTATTGCACTAACTTGTATTACTGTGTATGTCTCACCGCCTTTTAAAGTGGTTATAACAGTTCCGTTTTGGTTTACAATAGTAACTAGGTTTGATGTTCCTGCATTCGTTATAGTTGAATCAAATGGTATTTGGCATCTATCATAAGTAAAAGGTACTTTTAGATTTACATCAAAGTAATAACCTGCATCTTCATCATCAAATCTAGGTTCACTAAAAGGATTTAAAGTAACGTTATCGCTAACTAATTTCCAACCATAAATAGTTGAGTTAAGCTGTGCAATAATATCTAAACATATTTGCTGAATATCACTAAATAACTCTAACTCATTTTGTTTGCCTTTAATCAATCTATCCATTACATAGATTCTCAAAACATGAGTATAGGCATTACCTTGTAATACCGGTGGTTCGTAATCTACCCACATTGCAGGGTATTCAGTTATTCCGCTAGTCGCAAACTCAATAACACTACCATTACCAAAAGAATTAATTTGATAATGTGCGTTTGCAATATTATTTAGGTTTTTTATTACTTGGTTTAACGTTATCATTCAAAAATTTTTTTAGTATTTCAATTTTATTAAAGAGTTTATATCCACTCTTTTTAGTAACGTTTTCTTTTTTCAAATTTTTCTTCATAGCTGAATATTGAACGGTTACGACCTAAATAAATACTTTCTTCGTAAGAATAACCTTGTGGGTAAATAGTATCAAAGCCATCTCCAGGATTATCATATAATGGGTATTGGTCTGAATACTCAAATAAATAATCAATTAATCTTTTAGTATGGTATTGTGCTTTATCAGTAACTAAGTTCATAAAAGAATTTAATTCGTTAAAATCAACCCCTGTACTGTTGTCGCTATTCTTTTTTACAATGTTCTTATTAGTTACCTTATAAGTTAAAAAAGGTGCAGCCTCAACCATTACCCACCATTTAAGAGCAGGAATAATATAATTATCTAATAAGGTAGTATTTAAAGCTGATAATGTATTTGTACTTACTTGATTAATTATTTCATCGTACAAACCCGAACCAATATAATTTCTAATGTGAATCTTTTGTGCTTCTTCAATAGAAATTCTTAAGTATTTTTCATCTACATTAGGATCTACAAACGTGTAATCCTTAATGTATGTTGCTGTTAATAATAATACTGTTGCCATTATTTTTTAATTTTTACAACGTTAGCACTCCAAATATGTCTGCAAAATGGTGTTCTAGTTTGTCCACCTTTGCGAGTCCACCATCCACCACGATAATTCCAAACATCATAACCCACTATCTTACTAATCTGTTCGATTTGCGCTCTTGAATACATTTTATTTGCATCCAATAACTTAACACAAAACTCTCTTGAATTTCGTTTGTCAGGCTTAACTCCTGCTCTCCATTCGTAGGTGTACATTATCTTATAGTCTTCGGTATCTGTACCTATTTTGTTTGATGTTCTAATAGCTTCGGTTGTTGGTACTCTAATATCTTTTTTTTGTCCGCCTGTGTTTGTTTCTTTAACCTTAATTAGTTTTTCTTTAACCATGTCATTGATTAAGTCTGCAACTCTATCTTCTTTAATTCTTAAAGTATCTGCAATTGTCTTATTATCCATTAATGGATCTTTATCTAATAAGCCTACAATGTCTCTTTTAATTTGTTTGCTTAATGGACTTATATCGACTGCAAACTCAAAGCGATTATCCTCGTTCATGAAGGTTTGCTCAATAACTTCGTAATTTTCTCTATCGTCTCCAAACATTTTGAATATTTCAATTACTTCATCAATTTCACCTTGAGAAGTAAAAGAATGATCGCATACATGGTCGTCAAATGCAAAAGAATGATCGCATACATGGTCGTCAAATCTATGGATAGCACTTGAAACAATAGGCTTAACTTCTTCTTCTAATGGAGGTAATCCGTACATTTCACGAACCTCGTTTTTAGTCATTACCTTAATTTTTTCTTCAATAGGTAACTGCTCTTCGATAGGATCTAATTCTTTTAAATAAATACGATTTGAGAATCCTTTTAATTTAAGTAAGTAGTTAAAGTCTTTTTCAATTTCAGCTTGATTAGGAATGATGTAAGTATTTTTATAAAGTTCGTAAGAATCATTTATTTGGTCTTTCGTTCCTAATTCTCCTGATGTTTTAATACCTACTAGCATAGGATTAGGAATGTGATGTCCGATAATTAATTCTTGAATAACCTGGTCGTTTAATTCTGTTAGTTGAGCATCTACGTTTTGTGGTGTTAAATGTTCAATTGTTGGAGCAGAATCTTTATTGCCACTAAATGTTATTAGTAAACTATTTGCTCTATCTGTTCCGGTGAATTTTTCTTTTAGTCTCGCTTCAATTTCTTCTTTCTCTTCTTCAGTTGGTCTGCCATTTGAGAAGTTAAGAATAGTTCCTGCATTAAAACCACTTTTAATCGCATTTAAACGGTAATTAGAAAGCTCAACATCAACTTCTGCATAAACAGCACTTGCCACATAATCAGGCAATGGATAAGCATCTAAATCAGGTCTGTATTCTTTTGAAACAAATATTTGTCTGCCTGTTGGTTTTTCAGGATCAAACAATGGGATATATTCTAAATCGGTTTCTTCGGGACTTTGTTTTTGTTTACTCCAGTCTTTTGAATACCAATAGCCATCTGCATCTTTTGCTTTTCTTAAGTTGTTATAAGGAAAATGTAATAACTCAAAGTTGTTTCCTGCTTTATTCCAAATTACTTCTAAATAATAACCGCCAAACAATTTTTTATCTAAAACACATTTTTTTACAATGTCTTTTAAAGTATCAAAATTAGTATTCTCTTTATTAATAAAGTCATTAGCTAATGCAATGTCTTGAATTGATAAATCAGTAGAATCAAAACCAACACCAGCACCGCAAATGTATAAAACCTTGCCATTGATAAAAGCATTATGCTTAGAGCTACGATTGAATAAATAAAGTAAGTAACCAGGATAGTTATTATAGTAACCACCTTCTTTATCTGCTCCATAAATTATCCATTCTTTTGATTTTTCTTCTTTAAATACAGGTGTTTTGTGTGCCTGTAGCTTAAGATTAATTACATCGTATATATTATTCTCCATAAGTTATAATCGTTTTATTTTGATTATCGTAAGCATTAACAACAGGCAATGTACTTTCTACTTTTACCATTCCTATTTCAAGTAATCCTTCTGCATTTGCAACGTTTAAATTACTTGAACTTGTTTGTTGGTAAATTGCATATTCATAAAATCCCGTTTCAGGCAAAGATACAATTCCACTTGTTAAATTAGTAATTCCTGTTGTTTCAGTTATTAAAAA